CAAACTACGAAGAAGCTACCAAGCATATCACTGCCAACATCGTTGACAATTTCATGCAATCACAGAAAATTGAATATCCTGATTTCGACGTGAAGCAGGTATTGAATATGATCGCAGAAGGCTGCGACTATGACGATATCGCTAACGAACTTGGCCTGACTGCCGTTGCGGTGCTTGATGGGTTAAATAAAGCGCGTCAATATTTTGCGCCATATGCTGCTACTTGGTACGCACAATTACAAGCTAAGGAGGAAGATTAATTGGGGCGCAAGAAGAAGTCGGATATCAAGAAGAAGCATCGCCGGATGATGCAGTCACGCCGTGACAACGAGCATCGCACTCAGGCCAGCAAGGATATGGCAGAGGCACTGGCTCATCTAACCGAACCCGCTCATTCAGAGCCGAAACATCATTGTGCTATGGTTGGCATTATCGGAAGCCCTGAAAAACCAGTGATGAGTGATATCGGGCCAATTGATTCGTTCAAACAGGTATATTCAAAGCGATGATGGCACGAAAAAAGGCCACCTACTGGCAGCCTGAAATTACTCGACAACTAATTTTAGCATAAGGGGTGGCTCACAGTGGCATTGATCAAAGAAATTGATGAGCAGGAATGTCGAAAGAACGCACGGCGTGAGCTCAAACAGTATCGTATTTTGGCACGTATGGCGAACGTCAAGCTCGATGACATCAAGTCACCCGTGATCACTGACATGCCAAAAGCACCATCATCGGGAAACCATGTGGAAGCAAGCCTGATAAAGCGGATTGCAAGAACTGAAGATGCTTACCGCGAGATGAAGACAATTGACCGTACGCTTGACTTGATATCGTTTCGCAGCGCGTGGCTGTTACGCTTCACATACTGCATGCCTGAGGAGTTGCAATTGTGGGAAATTGCAGAACGGTTGCAAGTCGATAATGCAAAAGTTGTATCTTACCTAAAGCAAATCGCACTACTTGAGTTTGCTGAGGCATACCCGGACCAAGCTTTGCTGGCATTTAAGTAGACCTATTCCAACTTGGAATATATTAGAAGTTAATTGGAACATTCAACCTCTTTTTGGCGATATTCTAGTATCGTTGAATGATTCAGATAGCGATTGGCGCATCCGTAGCCCAGTTGGTAGAGCATGGGGCGAGCAACCTCAATTTCGCGGGTTCGAGTCCCGTCGGATGCATAATCGTCATGATGGATGTACTTGAGATGAGATGGTATCAAAGTCAAGAGTAGTACATTCGGCTGGACCTCATAGCTCAGAGAATGATGACGTCGAATTGGGTTGCGCAGCCTAGTTCGACTATCTCCATCATCAGGTCAGAGCATTACACTGATAATGTAAAGGCCGCCGGTTCGAATCCGGTTGAGGGCACATTAAGGCTGATGGCGATTATTATGGGGCGTTAGCCAAACGGCAAGGCAACGGGTAGCACCCGTATTGGAGGTTCGAATCCTTCACGTTCCGTTTTGCCAAAGTAGCAAAGATAAGACAAATGCGGCGGACTGTAAATCCGTTCCCAATCGGGTTCGATGGTGCGAATCCATCCTCTGGCAGTGCCACGGCGGAAAACGTGGCTAAAGTCCTGCACTCCTCGAAATTGCAGGTGAATTATTAGGTCATCAGTCGGCGACAAACTGCTGGTGATCATAGCTGTTTATCACAGCTAAATAAAAATAAAACGATAATTGCTGGTCAGCGAGTGGTTGAAAGCTATCACTGATCATTGCGCGAGCACGCGACGCATGCTACATCAAACTATTAAGTTAGAAGGTGCAGCCTCCTCTTGATTTCTCATAGCGTGCAAAAGAGCTTTATTCTAGCGCGGCTCGGAAACCTTGCTAGACACAATTTAATAATGCGATGTCTGACACCATCGCTGGGCCGTCCTTAGGTGAGGCGGCTTTTATTATGCAATCAAAAGGTGATTAAAATGTCAAACAAAGATGAAATCAGCGTTCGACTAAACAAGAAGCAGTTAGTCGCAGCTATGTTTGAAATGTCACACATGTATCCATACAACGCAGTCACAGTGATTCTTGATGACGGCACCCACACTATGGGAGAGCTGATGAATCAAATGGCACTGCAATTCACTAAGATGCTTGATCCTAGCTGGCATGACGATGTGAAGATTGCGCAGTGGAAACAATTCAGTCAACAACACAAATCAAAGGGTGATCCACATGCCTAATCGAGTAACGCGCACACATAACGGACTCATGACTGCCATGGAGCGCAACGCTATTGGTAAGGCGGATAAACAAGCAAAACAGTTCGCTAAGGATATGGCATCAGTGTCACACGTTCGCATTGACTGGCAGGATGAGCACACCGTCCCGAAAGTATGGGTCGATGGTAAACGCGTGGATCAGTTGCCCAAAGCTGGATTGGTTGATCTGCACCTCAACTACTCAACCAAGCGTGATGATCGTGCAGGTGTCAACTGCCTAGCCATTGACTGGATAGAGCACGCATCACATGGATATCACGAGGGACACATCAAGGAGAACAGCTATGACTGAATTGATATATCTTGAAGAACAATCCATGTTCGTCTATCTCATTCACGGCATGCATGGCCTTAGTCAGAACGATCTTGATTCGATGAGTAGCACAATGACTGATCGTTTGGGAGTGAAGACCACTGCATTGCGTGCAGATAGGTTTGTGTATTATGCCAAAGGTTAGACGCTGTCGTGCTGTTGGTTGTCATGCAATGTGTGAGATGCCTCACTGGTATTGTGCTAAGCACATCGACCAAGAGGCTGACTACTTAGCTACTCGTGAGCGATGGGCACGAGGCCACGACGCATCATACCAGCGCAAGTACAACAAGGTAACACGCAACCGCAATGAGTCCAAGTCCAAGCAATATCAGTTCTATCGCTCACGCACGTGGCAGTCACTGCGCAGGCAGGCGATGGATAGGGATATGCACATGGATCAGTACGCACTGCTGTCTGGTGCCATCGTGCAAGGTAACACAGTCGACCACATTGTGCCTGCTGAAGTCGCACCAGAGTTGATGAATGACCCAAGCAACCTCGTGACATGCTCACCAGCGACACACAGAGCAAAGACCAAATGGGAGCGGGAATATTACGGCACAGGCCAAGGAAATCAATTGACCGGCGCGCCGTGGATTCGTGATATTCACAAGCTACCCATCAAATTTTGACAATAAATTTTCATCCCCGGGGGTATATTTTTTTCGCGGAGGAGCGCACACATAGCCGTCAGCGTAAACACAAGCCCCATTTGAAACATTTTGACCCTAGGGGGCTGAAAGGAGTCCGAAGATTGGCAAACTCAAAGTATTATGACCAAAACGGCGGCCAACTTAGCCCAAATCCGCCGAAATATCTCGATAAAATAGCCGCTGCCATGTGGCGCAAGATTGTGCCCTATCTACTCGAAAAAGGTAAGGACGTGCGCCGAATCGACAGCGGTCTTGTTGAAATGTATTGCACGCAATATGAGGTCTATCGAAAAGCCTATAAGTCCATCAAAGAAGATGGCACACAGCAAAAACAAGAAAAGTCCGTACAAAACAACCGTGGCGAGGTCATTGCGCATGATTTTATCGGCTTTAAACGCAATCCAGCTACTTCGATTTACAATGATGCCTTGAAGTCGTTGACGGCCGTAGGAGCTCAACTAGGCTTATCTCCAAAGTCACGGGCAGAACTTGCTCAGATGGTGGGTGACGGTGGTAATAAGGACAGTGTCGACGTGCAGAAGGCATTAAAGCAAATGCTTGGGGGCGGGAGCGATGATTGATTTAACAGAATCACACGATGTTATCGGCACATACTGCAAGCATGATTACACAACTATTCGTGATCGGTTTAATGACGCTGGCACGCGCTATGCGTTTGATGTGCTTGACGGCAAGATAATGGCCGGCTACATGATGCGGCTGGCTTGTTTTCGACACGTGCAAGATTTGAAGCGTGCTGAAGCTGAGCAAGCAGATTTCCCTTATCGCTATGATCTATCCAAAGTTGGCGCCATCCTAAAGTTTGCGGCTATCTGCCCAGACGTCGATACTGGCGAACCATCAAAGCTGATGCTGTGGCAGAAATTTACTCTGTCACAGCTTTTTGGTTGGGTAACTTTAAAGGGTGAGAAACGCTTCACACGCGCTGATTTGAGCGTTGGCCGTGGACAAGGGAAAACATACCTGATGGGTATTTACATGTCCTACAGCTTCTTAATTGAGCCACTGGGGCTATCAAACCAAGACTTCTTGGTCAGCTCCATTAATTTCAAGCAAACTAACAAGTTATTTGGGTATATTGGCACGATGCTCAAGCAAATCTGCACCATTGAGCCATTTAAAACGCTGGCGATTCAGTCAGGCTTGCTTCCCTTACTACATGATCAATATATCCAGCGGACTTCCAACAACATTCTGCGCGAGATTCCGCATGAGTCAGGGCAATACGATTCGTATCACTTTAAGACAGCGGTATTTGATGAAGTCGGTGAAGTCATGACGCGCGAACGCATCAGCAAGATTACTACCGGCCAAGTCAAGGTGCCTGATCATCAGTACATTCAAATATCGACGGCTTATCCTGACCCGTCCGCACCGTTTCACGATGACGAAGCGATGATGCAAGCCGTGATGGAACGTGATAGTGACCGTGCCAACGACCGCAGGCTTTGCCTTGTGTGGTCACAGGACAGCCTTAAAGAAACGTTTGAGCCTAAGACGTGGGTTAAATCAAACCCACTGCTTGACCTGCCTGACCAACACGACACGCTATTTAGTGGCCTTATGGATTTGCGCGATAGCATGCTTGCCACTGGTCGAGTTGCTGATTTCCAAAACAAGAACATGAACTTGTGGCTGCAAGAAAAGACAAACAGTTTTCTCAAGCTTCACGATATTGAACGTTCTGTGATACCTAATTTTGATATCAAAGGGCGTCAAGTGTATGTGGGGTTTGACTACTCCATGTTTTCAGATAACACAGCCATCGCGTTCGTTTATCCGTACATGCGGCCTGACGGATCCAAACATTGGCACGTTGAGCAACACAGCTTTATCCCGTGGCAAAAGGCCGGCTCACTCGATGCAAAAGAGAAGCAAGACGGCATTGATTACCGGAACTTCCCTGAATATTGCACGATTACAAGTCACCCACAAGGACTGATCAACGATGACCAGGTCTATCAGTGGCTGATGGAGTACGTCGAAGACAACGGCCTCGAAGTTGTGTTCTTTGGCTACGATGCTTGGGGAGTGACTAAGGCTGTCAAGCAAATGGAGCTTAATACCGCTTGGCCACTTGAAGCTATTCGACAACGCACTAGCGAACTGAAAGACCCGACCAAAGCACTT